TTGCTCTTGATGGTGCTGTTACAGATGCTAATGCAGCATTGCTTGACTTTGATGCAGACCTCTTAGCTGAGTCTGGAACTAGAGTTGCAACAATTTTGAAAATTGATGCTCTTCAAGCTTCCGCTACTCATGGTACTGTTGGCCAGATTGCTCAACTTGTTAAAAATGCAACTACTGCTCTTGATGCCACTTTTGCTGGCTGTTCAGTTGTTCGTCGATTGACAAAAGCAACTTTTGATGCAAATGATGTAGTTCAAACAGTAACTGTTGTTGTTGTCGGCGCTACTGCCGCAGCGATGACTGAAGCAACGTCCAACAGCCGTACCGTTGGTACTGCGGACAAAGATGATACTGTGACGGCAGTCATTACTTCAAGTTATCAAATTGATGACAACTTTAGCGCTTCTGGCCATGCCATGGGTGCTCTTGGTGGACTTGAGGCTTGGGAGCTTGAAGGTCAAACTGCAATCCCTGAGATTGATATCAAGGTAGAAAGTATTGCTATCACCGCATCAACCCGTAAGTTGAAAGCAAAGTGGACCCCAGAATTGGGACAAGACCTCAATGCTTATCACAACCTTGATGCAGAAGTTGAGCTTACCTCTGTTCTTTCTGAGCAGATTGCACTTGAGATTGACCAAGAGATTCTTGGCGACCTCCTGAAAGGAGCAACGGCTGGTAAGAGATTCTGGTCAAAGCTTCCCGGCACTAATCTTGATGCAGATGGCACTACCAGTACCACTGCCATGGATTTTACTGGTAATGTAAGTGAGTGGTATGAGACTCTTGTTGAGACTATCAACAATGTGTCTGCTGACATTCACCGCAAGACTCTTCGAGGCGGAGCAAACTTTGTTGTTTGCGGCCCTGAAGTTGCCAACATCCTTGAGTTTACCTCTGGATTCCGAGCAAGCGTCACTCATGATGCTGACCGAGGAACCATCGGTGGATACAAAGATGGATCTATCAATAAGAAATGGGATCTATATGTTGACCCTTACTTCCCACGGAACGCAGTTCTCGTAGGTAGAAAAGGATCAAGCTTTTTGGAAAGTGGATATGTCTACGCTCCATATGTACCCCTGCAAACAACCCCGACTATCTTCGGGCCTGATGATTTCGTACCTCGCAAAGGTGTGATGACTCGTTACGGCAAGAAGATGGTACGACCCGATATGTACGGTGTCGTCGTTGTGCGAGATATGTAATAAGATTAATTCTTAGAATTAAATCATATTAATTTGAAGAAACCCTGCCTTAGTTTTACTAAGGTGGGGTTTTCTTTTATATGGAAACTATTTATTGACGTATAGGAGAAGTTTATGATATGTCAGTCCCGAATTTATCACCATCAAGTCAAACAAGCGCAATTGTTCTACCAGTAACTGGAAGTGTGAGCAACGTCGAAGATGCCAATTTGCCTTTTGGAATCTATTTGGCCTCATCATGGTCAGCAGCACAATTAACAGCATATAAACAAGGTTCAGTGGATCAAGTTTCATATGTTTATAAAAAGTTGGGCGGCGATGTTCTTGATTTGGAAATCACTGAGTATCAAGTCTATGCAGCTTATGAAGAAGCTTGCTTGGAATACTCTTATCTAATCAATATCCATCAAGGAAAAAATATACTTTCGAATGTCCTTGGCGCATCAACAGGAAGTTTTGATAGCGACGGGGAAATAGTAGCTGGTGCTTCTGGTGAAGTTCAACCAGGCGATGACGTAAACCTTAAATATCCAAAGTTCGACTTTGCATATGCACGACGAGTTGCTGATGGTATTTCTGAGGAAGTTGGAATTGGCGGTTCACTGACTGTATATTCAGCATCATTCCAGATTGTTTTTGATCAGCAAGATTATGACTTGCAACAGATTATCGAAGACAGCGATGAGTTTGGGGATGACACAAGCCACATTGACTTCAAGAGAGCGATTGGAGATAGGAAGGTGATGGTGAGAAAGGTTTATTGGAAAACACCAAGAGCCATGTGGCATTACTATGGAATGGTTGGAGGAACCAACATTATCGGAAACTTCCAAAACTATGGCTCATACTCAAATGCTAGTTATTTTCATGTTATTCCAACTTGGCAGACAAAATTAAATATCAGAGCTTATGAAGACAGACTTTACAATCGATATTCCCACCACTCATTTGAGTTGAAGAATAATAATTTAAGAATATTTCCAATCCCAACTGGGATGCATCCACCAAAGATGTGGTTTGAATTTACCATCGGAACAGATGCGTGGGCCAAAGAAGACCCAGATAACGATCCGAACATTGGATTGGGTGGCATCAACAACCTTAACACGGTTCCGTTTGCGAATATTCCATATGATAAGATTAACTCTATTGGAAAGCAATGGATTCGAAGATTCGCACTGGCTATCTCTAAAGAGATGCTTGGAATGACACGAAGCAAGTTTGGTTCAATCCCAATTCCAGGCAATGACATTCAGTTAAATGGTAGTGATTTAATATCACAAGCCAAAGAAGAGCAGACTGCACTTCGAGATGAACTTAAGGAAGTCTTGGATGAATTGACATATGGTAAGATGATTGAGGGTGATGCAAAACTCCTCGAATCTACTTCAGAGGTCCAGAAGCACATTCCACTTCCAATATTTGTGGGTTGAGGTATATAAAAGATGGCAGATAATAAATGGGAACAACCAGCCGCTCCACCACCTCCTTTATTTGCAGGTAAGAAAGAGCGAGATTTAGTAAAGCAGGTCAACGATGAGCTTATTGAAAGAGTCATTGGACAGACTGTTCTTTATTACCCAATTGCACAGGCTGAGACAAACTATCACCCACTATATCGAGAGGCGATCAATAAGTCATTCCTTCCACCGATTCGTGTCTATGCGCTTATTGATTGGGAAGGTTCAGAAACAACAAGTACGAGCTTTGGTATTGATCGAAGAGCAACTGTTACAGTTCACTTCCATAAACGAAGGCTGACTGAGGATCAAGACTTGTATGTCCGTGAAGGTGACTTCATTCTTTATGGAAAAGACTATTATGAGATCGTTGATATCTCTCACCCAAAAGAGTTATTCGGGAGAACAGAACATAAGATGGAAATAACCGCTAAGTGTACGATGGCAAGAGAGGGTTTGTTTGATGCTTCCTAAGACAAAAAAAGAAAAAAAGAAAGAACAGAAGAAGCAACTTCCAATCTCCCCATCATCAATTGAAACTATTGATACAGCAATGTATCAGTGGGTTGATGAAAAGAAGAATGTATTCTGCACAACTAACAAGGGCTGGAAGAAAGTTCCCGTTGCTTGGTCAACAGCAGAGAGAGCCAATCAGGTTAAAGACTCCAGAGAGAGAAGAGATGCTTCTGGCCAGTTGATCCTTCCTATTATTACAGTGGAGAGAACAGGCATTGTAAAAGACATGGCAAGAAAAGGTCCGTACTGGGCAAATATTCCACCAAACGACAATACCGGAAACGTATTGGTTGTTTCTAAAAGGATCAACCAGAAGAAGACGAAGAACTTCCAGAACGCAGATGCTCAAAGAAAGTATGGACAGTTGAATTTTAAGACCGAGAAGAGAAATGATAAGATTGTATATCAGCACACATATATTCCACAACCAATCTATATTGACGTTACATATAAGATAACCATATGGGCAGAATATCAGCAGCAGATGAATGAGATCATCCAACCGTTCATGACGGCTGGTAAAGCAATCAATTATGATATTATCAAGGGCGAAGGCCACAGATATGAAATCTTTATCGGAAATACGTTCACCCAAGAGGACAATGTTTCCAACATGGAAGAGGACGAGAGAAAGTATCAAACAACGATTGAGATTAAAGCTCTTGGAACCCTAATTGGCGACGGACCAAACCAAGAAACACCACAGACGACAGTGAAAGAAACCATCGTCGAGATTAAAATCCCCAGAGAAAGAGTAATATTTGGAGACATTTCTGGCGAGTGGGATAAATCAAAATTAAGAGACTGATTTTTGGTCTTTGGAACTTCAATATACTATTTATTAGAGAAATGGGTTATATAAGCCCAACTCAGTCGAGACACCACATTTAATAGGAGAGATTAAACATGTCAATTAAAAAATTTAGATTCGTATCACCAGGTATTTTTATCAACGAGATCGATAACTCGCAGTTGCCCAAGGCA